GGCGAACTATCAGAACCACAACCACCAACCAAATGTTGCAGTGCTCGTGCGATTTGGGACGATTGCGAAAAGCACTGGACGGAAGAAGGTAGTGGTTGCTACGCTACTTGTTGTGAGAAATGTGGCGTGCAAATAGAAACAGATTGTCAGGATAATGTATATTATCTTAGCGAACTTATATCATCAGCAAAAAAATTAGTTGAACTGACAGGAGGAAAAGATAATGGTTAAATATACAATAACCGCAGAGGTTGATAGCCATTGGTTTGATATTCTAGGACAGATTACTAGGTATCAAGATGGGTTTGTGTGGCACGCAGTAGAGGAGATAAAATAACAATGGATATATGCCAATATTGTGGGTGGGAAATAAAAAATCCTGCTTGGTATAACTACTATAATCAGAAACCATTATGCGACGATTGCAATATGGATATGTATTTAGAAAAAGAAAAAGAAATGGAGAACGCATAATGATTGGAACAAGCAGGGTAGTTAGAATAGATAGCAATGGTGAAAGATTTTTAGGCGACCCACCTAGCAATGTGGTTGTTCTAAGAAATGCTTTTGATGTTGTTTATGAAACCAAAGGGACGGAATGCGTAAGAGTATTTCTACCAGAGGGCGTCGGTATTCCAGAGGATTGGAATGAATGGACAATGCAGGCTAAAGATGAATGGTTATTTGAGAACCAAGAGTATGTAAACTATAAATGGAAAGATGTAGATAGAGGTGATGTAGTCCAGATACAAGAACTAAGATGAGCATAACTGTATTCTTCCTCCTATTACTTGTGCTCAGATACTATAAAAAATGGCTTACCTATTGGAGAAGTTGGAGGACTAGATGAGTATAATTGCTGAGGTGTTAATGCCACCTGAGTGGACTAGAAAGGCGTTGTGTGCTGAGGTAGACCCTGAGATATTCTTTCCCGAAAAAGGGGAGAGAACAGCCCACGTTAAACAAATATGTAAAGCCTGTATTGTCAGGGTAGAGTGCCTTGAATATTCATTACAGAACAACGAAAGGTTTGGCGTATGGGGCGGACTAACGGAGCACGACAGACGCAGAGTAAGAGCAAGGAAAAGGGCAAGTTAATTCACAAGCGGGTGGTAGCCATAGTCCTGTTGGTTATCACCCTAACTTTATTGTCAGTAAACAGAATAGGCGCACCCTTTAAATCCCATACTCCAGAGCCAACAAAGGCTACAATGGAACAGAAGAAGGCTAACAAAGCGTTGGCTAAAAAGATTGCTTGGGTTGGGTATGGTTGGAAAGATAAAGAGTGGGCTTGTCTTGATAAAATTTTTGTTAAAGAGGCGAAGTATGACCATTTGGCAAAGAACAAATCTGGTTCAAGTGCATTTGGAATTGGACAAAGACTTAAAGAAACCAGCAAAGAACCTATGGTTCAGATATTACATACCTATAAATATGTTCAACACAGGTATAAAAATCCGTGTTCTGCTTGGCGGTTTCATATTAAACACAATTATTATTAATGTTTGACTTACGGGGTGAGCCAGCATTTGTATGTATATGTGGTTCAAAAATGTGGAACTTAAAAGTTATGTGGGATAACGAGACCAGACAAGTAGGAATGTATTTGTTAGACCAAGTATGTGATGAGTGTGGGGCTATAGCCACCGCTCCAACAGAGATAGATGGGTGTGATTAATGCCGACTTATGAATATAAATGTAATGTATGTGGTGGACAACAAGAACTTAGCAAGGCACACGACGACGAAACAATACCCGTTTGTTGTGATACAAGTATGACACGCTTATGGTCTGCCATTCCTACCATCTTTAAGACGGGTGGATTTTATTCTACAGGTGGCTAAAGTCAGTATTTTATACTGTCAAGTTTAACTGTTTTTCGGGAGTGTTGCCGTTTAGATTTAATCAAAAAAATAAAATTAAAAAATCCTGATTAGTATACTTATACCAAGCCAATCAAATTGGTTGGTGATATATGATAGGAGAAATAAAATGAAATGCTGTAATCATACAGTTATTAAAGCATATTGTTTTTGTCATAACTGTTCAGGTAATCAATGTGATGAACCTGTATGGACAGTAAGAGATTGTGGTTGTCCAGAAGAACACCCAGAGGGGCATCAAGAAGGTTGTGGGGTTGTTAAAAACCTAGCACATTAATTGTATATGGATAGCCCCTGTTTCGGCAGGGGTTTATCTATTCTTGTTTTTCAGTATTCTCCACTGCTTCAGGTAAGTCTTCATCACGAAAAGGTTTAAACCCTCCAACTTTATTAATCAATTTCTTTATTGCACGTTTGTTTCTCATACGAGCAGTATCTTCACTAGGTAGTTTCATCTCATCTGCAATTGCTTGGAAGTCCATACTCTCAGAGTAGCGAAGGAACAATAACTTCCTATCTTCTTTACCCAACTTCCAAAATCCTGCATCAATTTCAATCATCATTGCCATCAGATTCCCTCCTTCAGAGGGAGCAGAGGGACGAGCAGTGCCACCAAGATTTAGTTTATGTGCAAGATTAATCTCACCTCTTAAGACAGAGGGCAACAAGGCTTCAATCATATCTGCTTGGTAAAAGAATAGGTCAGAGGTTTCATATCCACCTGTCTTTGCTTTCCAAGCCTGACAATAATCTAATGCTTGATTGCGAAGGGAACGATAGATTAAATTCTTTGCGTCCTTCTCGCCTATTGCTTCCCAAGTATCTAATTTATTTGGGTGCTCAACAAACCATTGATATAGATTTTGTTTTATATCTTGTATATCAATCTTAAACTTAAGTTGATACTCAGAGGCAACAGCATCTACTATATATTTCCAAGGTTCTATTCTATCCCATTCAATCACTTTAGTTTTATACCCAATTCTAGTGGAAGGAATGTAACTAACTTGCTTGTCTTTGATTTGTTTTGAAATTCAGTAGTGGTAGGTAGCCACTTATCAACCCATTCTAAATCTTTAACTACCGAGTTAAGAGGGAAAGCCCAGACGCCAAGGGGTGTAGAGTTTATATACCAAGGCTGATAACCTAGAACTTCTGCAGTCACAACTAAAAAATCAAACTTCTTTCTTTCCAATAAAAGAGTATCGTAATGGGTAAGCCTAGACTTAAGTTCAATAAACATTTGAAAACGACTACTTGTGCAGTCAAATCCATCATATTCATTAGAAGACTTTTCTAAATCAGAATAGTGTCCAGCCTTTAACCAATCAAATAACTCTTGTTCCTTCATTCAGTATCCCATTTATTTCTTAAGACCAGCAAGGCTATGATTGAGTAGTTTGCCATATCTTTAAAGGAGTCTTCGAGCGATTCGTATTGTGGTGTTGCGCCTTTATCGACAAGGTTATTAATGCGAGCAAGTTTGTCGTGCATACGCACTCGTAATCCATTGAGAGGTCCACCTGGTGATTCAGAGATGTTCTTCGGACCGTAATCAAGGTGCTTCTTAATGAGTAATTGTTTGAGTTCATCAAATGTTTCGCTAACCGCTATTGCAAACTTGGGGTCGAGAGCAGGGGCACTATTATTTGTATTATCAATTGTTTGTCCATTATCTTTGTTGATGTTATATGGAAACCTTGCCCCTCCAAGTGGGTTATAATCTGCCATACTTCCTCATTCTCCATTCTCTTTGTCACCTTCAGTCAGTAATTGCTGAAGTGATTCGTCAAAATTCTGTAGAGAAGATTTGACTATCATATCCTCAATCAACGTGTCAATTAAGTCGTAGCCATTTTCTGCTGCAAACAGTGTAACATAGGTAGATTGTGCTATATGTCTTATTTGTTCCGTGTTGTCCGAATTGTCGTAAAGAAATCTTAATAAAGAACCAAGCATTAATCTGTAGCCATTAGGAAGAATTAGATAAGGGTCAAAGTCATCCTCTTTATCTTCCAAGGTATGGTCTATTAAATCAAATGAGTTATCAAACTCTTGCCCACACTCGTAACACTTGAGATAGTCTGGGTCAATTGGGTCTATCACTCAAGTCCAGCCTTCTCTCTTATATATCCTGCTCCGAATTTAACGTAGGCTGAGTTGACATCTTCTCCTTCTGGCAGTTGCACAATAGTGACGGGGAGTTCCCTAGCCAATGAGCGTGCGAACTCCGTGCCTGGTTGGTCTCCGTCGGCAAAGACAAATACTCTTTCAAAGTCCGCAAGTAAGCGAGTGTAATGTTTCTTCCAACTATTAGCCCCAGGAACACCGATACAAGGAATACCAACACAAGCAGAAAGAGTAATAGTATCGAGTTCACCTTCGCACACTCCAATGTAATCGTTTGCTTTATCTATATCTAATACGTTATACATTCTGGTATCAGCACCAGTCATTCCCATATATTTAGGTTCAACAGCAGGATTAAGACTGCGAAAACGCAAATCGACTGCACCAGTCTTGGTAATATACGGTATGGATAATCTTCCTTGGAATGCTTCGTGTCCAACTTCAGGCTCCACGACTACGCCTAATTGCGCCAGCCGTGCTACCTCCAATGGAATGCCTCTGCTTTTTAGGTAATCTTCCGCCCGATAAATGTTTTCCCCGTAGCGTGCTGCCGCTTTGTCCAGTAATTCCTTCTGCGATGCGCTCTGCTTCACGTATATTCACTCCTTCTTGTAGGCTTATGATTTGTAAACTGTTACCTTGCACTCCGCAGGCGAAACAGAAGAATATGTTATTGTCAAGATTCGCAGTTCCTGACTGGTGTGTATCGGAGTGGAATGGACACTTGAGATTAACTTGCCCGTGGTCTTGTCGTAGACTTGCTCCGTAGTGCAAAAGGATTTCTCTAATGCTTGGTAAGTCATTATCATTTCTTCTCACCATATCCTGCCTCTCTTAAAAGATTAACAACATCTTCTAGCCTTAACACTACAACCCAATCCTTGATTCTTTCTTCACCTTGTCCGTTAAGTCTTAAACAAACTAAACCAAGTATGCCAGTCTTAGCACGCTCCTTTAATTGTTTAATGGCACTAGATGGATTGAACCCAGTTCGTGCTTTGACTTCCCAATCTATACCAATACATCCAGTTATATCTGTACCACTGCGACCTGCACCAGTGGATTCTGCATATGGAAATCCATTGAGTGCTAAGTATTCAGCCACTACTTTTTGGCTACGGTATCCCCTATGTTTACGGGATTGAGATGGCACTAGTACGCACTCTTATCTTTCTTAAGAATGCGAATAGCCCAATCTAATCCTTGATTAAGTCCATCACCCCACTCGTCGGTAGGTTTAATCTTTACTTCTTCAATTTTAGTAATAAAATCTTTTAGTTCTGCATTAACTTCAAGTAAAACAAGACGACGAATCTCCTGTGTCATATCATCTTCTTCTTCTCTAATCATACTTACTCCTTAAACTGTTCGACTGGCACTCGCCAGCCTTCAATGTATGAATCATACCATTCGTCAGTCATATAGTTGGTAGGCGAGATGTGTCCATATACCTCAACCTCAGAGTAATACTCAGTGTCTAATACCTTGGCCCCAAAGATATAGTTATTAATATCCTTCTTCCAAAAGGGTATAGAAGTCTGGGTTCGTATAGACCTAACCTCATAGTTTGCCCCTACATCTGCTAGTAATTTACGCTGAGGATGAAGGCTATTGGGATACCAAGGGACATTCCAGGACTGGTTATACTGCTTGGCTACCGCCCATTCACATACATTTGCCCTGATGTTAGACAGTAATTCGTGCTCAAGTTTGCCATCTATTTTACCCTTGGCGTAGTTAGGTTTGTCAGTTGAACCAAACTTGGCTAACCATCTTTCTACTGCCAGTATGGTTGCAACCCTAACCTCATCTTTATCTAAAGTTACTATCACCGCCAAGTCATCCTAGGATATTTAGTAAAGTTAATAAAGAAAAATAAGAAGTCAAATCTATTTACTTTAGCAAGTATTGTATTTAGATTATCTTCTTCCATACTTATCAAAGGATACTTCTCATATCCAAGACCAAAACAATGCATAGTGTTAAACCCAATAGTTATAGATACGCTACCTATGTCTTTAGTGAATGCCATTATCCACCATTCTCTGGTATATCAGACATAAACATAAACTCAGGATTAAAAGATAACCAACAGTTTAAATTAGCATTAGCGTCTGCACGCCCGTATCTGTTCTTTACAGGGGCAACAGCCATAGAAGTGCCAACAACTCCAAGAGTACAGATAAGAGCAGGAAGTTGCGCCACTTTACCTTGAAGAGCCGAGCGAGGTTGACAAGGAGTGCCAAGTACAGCCTCAGAAGTATGGTGCAAAATAATAATAGCGGCGTTAGTAGCACGAGCAAGGTATTTCAACTCCTTCATAATAGCCCTCATAGATGCGAACTCTTCGCCTCCGTCAGTTGCAATGTCCATAAGATTATCTACAAATATTGCTACAGGTGGACAACCCCATAGTTCTTCAAAGGCTTGAACCTCTTCATCTATGTCTTGCAATGTAGGACTAGATTCAAATGACCAAACAATATGAGCACCCTTTGCTAATACAGCACGAGTCCAACCTTGGTCAACATTCATTAACTCTTCTACATCAGTTTGATTCTTACCTGAAATCATTGAGGCTAATCGCATAGCCATAGTATGAGCATTAGTGTCAGCAGATATATATAAACTAGGAACTTTCATATTTAATGCTAAGGCTAAAGCAAGAGTTGACTTACCTACACCTGGAGTTCCTGCAAGCATAGAGACTTCTGCTCTACGAAATATAATTTTATTACTTTCAAATGTTTTAAATACAGAAGGTAATGGTTCTCCACCAATATCTTTTCTGCCTACGCTACGAACAAGCGTTCTCATTAGTTTCCTGTCTTAAGTTGGGAGAGGGATAATATCTTCCCCTTGCTACTACCCCTCCACCAATTCTTATTCTAGTTCTTGTTGAACTAGTTTGCTGGTTTGCATTGGTCTGGTGTCCCCTGTGGGGTCGGACAAGCCCAGAATGCGTAAGGTTTCCCCGTTGTTTTGCTTACTCCACTGCGATGGATTCGTGCTCCGTGTATACACGTCGGGGTTGAGAGACCTCCCGTAGCGGATGGAGCCGATTGCGGGGCGGTTGTTGAGGTAGGCGTTTGCGCTGTGCCTACTGTTGAACCAGTGGTCCCCAAAGGGGCGACAGTGTAAGCACCTTGAATTAACTTTCCAGTTGCTGCAATCTGTGCAGAGTAATCACTCACACCTTCAAGCAATACTGATAGTTCTTCAGATGTATTTGCACGTATATTAATCAAGTCTCCAGATGGAGTTTTATAAGAGACTTGTAACTTCCAGTCTTCGTTTGCCATTTATTTATCCTTCGTGAATTGGCAGTGTTCTGTGAGTCCACAGTAACTGCACGATTGTAGGTTCGGTAGAAATATACCAGCCTTGCGTGCCTTATCAAAGCCTGACACAAAATATTCTAATGTGTCTAAAGTATATCTACTAAGGTCAATCATTTCCCCTGTCCCTGACTCACGAGACATCCAGTAATTACCTAGATTGACTTTAACACCAAGCATCTCTTCTACACCGACTTTATAAAAGCCTAATTGCAAATCAGATACTGGCTTACGAGAGGATGTTTTCAAGTCGACAATCACAAGTTGTCCGTTAACTTCAAATATCCTATCAATAAACATCTTCACTGGTACGTCAGCAATGATGGGATTTAACTCCAACTCAATAGCCCGAACACCCTGAGGGGTAGTCCAGATTTTCCAGTCTTTATTATTTTTGCGCCAAGAGATGTAGTTATCTACCCACTTGGAACCCTGTGTATTCCACCAAACAGCATCTTCCTTGTTTGGATTTGCAATCGTTGAACGACCAGCAACACGAGCAGTTGTTAAATCCAGCCCTTCAGATTCTTTAGCCCAAGCCTTTTCCCATAACTCATTCATTTTCTAAGTCATACAATTCTGTCGCATAGTGAAAGGCTCTGCCACCAGCAGACCAAATAGATGGCTCTTCTTCTAACTTAAGTAATCTTCCTAGATAATACTGATAACCACAGGTCAGATAAGTTGTGAATGCTGAATAGGATATATGTGCAGGTAATTCATATCCATCAAGTTTAAGCATAATTTCTCCTGTCTTACATTAGGTTAGATGATTCTCCTACGGAGGACAGGAGAGTACTCAACATAAAAGAATCATCTAATATTTATTTAGTTATATATCTTATTGCCCTGTCGGGCAACTTGATTTAGGAAAGCCCCCCCTACCCCCCATAAAAATATGAGTAGGTAAGAGGAGACATAACCCTGTCGGTTTAACCGTCATTGAGGTTTCGCCCCCACTCTTTCGAGTAGTATGATACTACCACACTATACGGAGGTTATAAATTGAGCGACACGCAAGAGTTTCCTAATTGGTTTGTAGGTCAGCAATACAACTTTGAGAACAACCTATCTGAATTCAAGGGTTTACCTAACTTAAAGTTCCTACAGATTGGGGCATACACAGGTGATGCTTCAGTGTGGTTGCTTGATAACATACTAACTGACCCGTCATCTACTTTAATAGATATAGATACTTGGAAAGGCTCAGATGAAGATGAACATAAAAAAATTTCATTTGATAAAGTCCACGCTTATTACACAGAACGAACTAAAAAGTATGGCAACCTACTATCAATCAAATCTAAATCTGAGTATGTGCTACCTAATCTAAATCAGGTCTATGATTTTATATATATAGACGGAGACCACACCGCTAGGGCCGTTGCTATGGACGCTGAAGAATCTTGGAAAATCCTTAAACCTAGTGGCATTCTTGCCTTTGATGATTATTTATGGGGACAAGACTTGCCAGAATATCTAACCCCTAAACCAGCGATAGATAATTTCCTTGATAAATACTCTGGAACCTACGACATCCTGAGCAAAGATTATCAATTCTGGATTATGAAGAAATGACCCAACAGGGATATATAATATATACAATAGGGAGAGATATATGAAACTTAAAATACGTAATCCGTTTTACTTTACTGAAAGCAAGATAGCAGTAGTCCACTGTGCCCACTGTGGTAAGCAATATGGGGTGACTATTCCTAACCTAAGAGCAGTCAATTATTGTAGTCAATGTAAATGACAAAAAGACCCCCTTCCCAGTATCTCTACTAGGTTGGGGGTCATTCGTGTCTCTAAAAGGCCTTTAAAGCCCGATTAGGGGTATTTAATTAGAACCTATGCCGTACTCTTTTTCAGTCTTATCAGCCCATTTAGCCAACGGAGCGGCTAATGCGCCAATTAGGATTGCTTGCTCAGGTGCTAGGTCAGCAGCAAGGGCTAGTCCCATTGTTACCGCAGATGCTAGTACTGCACGTAGATAAGACTTGAATGCAGCCTTAGTCTTTGGGTCTTTTAGTTTAGCGATTATGTCTTTCATTGTTTCTCCTATTTTTTTTTAGGTGGTAGACCCATCCAACTGAACCAGTTAGAATCGTCTTTAGCGTATTCTGTTTTGATAGAAATATGTAAATGCTTATTATGCTGGTTGCTACCTTTATAGGTATGCTCCCCTTTTTCTTTACTCCAAATTTTACCTTTAAATATTAGATACTTAACCCTAATATCATCTTGCATCTTGATGTAAATATCTCCACAGTCTATCCCATTGACTGGGTCGTGTGTTAAGTCTACTGCTAATCCAGTATTGTGGTCTGAGTTAGGACTCTGACTTAGGTGAGCAGCAGATGGTAGCAGACCATCGCTTGCCTTGTTCCTCTTGGGTTTTAATGCCGTCGCCTGGCGCAGTACAGCAATCGCAGCAGGTGTGGCTTTCTTGACAACAGTTGTCATTCTTGCTCATTTCTGTATTAAAATTTGGTAAAGCGTATCTACTTTTTCCTCTAGCCGATTGACCTGGTCTTTTACACTTGAGCCACCATTGGGGCGAAGTTCAGACAGATAGTGTTTAACTAAGTGTCTTACTGTCACCGCTAATGTTCCTACTAGTGTGGTTGCTGCTACGGCAAGGGCTGCCCAGTCATTCGGTGTCATTATACTGTCCTAATCGTAATCTCAATTACGCCTCCGAATCCATCAAACCTTTTATCTGGTGGAGTCATACGTGTAAATGAGATTTGCTCAATAACTACCTGACGACTTTCGCCTGTAGTAAGGTCTTGCCAGGTAACAACATCGCCACCTTCTTCTACGTTTTCTAACAGTTGTAATCTTGATAGTGCTTTACCTTCATAGCCAGATACCACATTGTATCTATCTGTTTCAATATCAAAACAGTAAACAGGGAATCTCATAATCCTCTGACGAGGTGTAGCAATAGTAGCCTTTGCTTGATAGCCCTTAAATATAGGACCTGCGCTAGTAGTTGTAGTATCACGATTAAGAATAAACTTATAGGCTACATACTCTTGTGCTGTATCAGGGTTAGATGTACCTACTTCAACTGCAGTTACTCCTGCTTCGTAGGTGATATGGTCATACTCAACACCATCTTTATCAACAGTCTCAAGGACTAATGAACCTTTAGTAAAGTCTCCACGAGCAAGTAAACGCTTGAAGTTTTTAGGCTCAAGGGTTCCGTATCTAATATATCCTGTAGTTATATAGCCAGTAGATGCAAGTGTAGATTCATCTTCAATATTAATTGAACCAACTTTATTAACCTTAGCAGAACTAGATGATACTGCAGTAGATGCCACATCAGCACCAGTTACTGAGTAAGTAAATGTAGTAGAGGTGGGAACTGAAGCAACTGTATATTGCCCATTAAAGACAGAGCCAGATACAGCGTCAACGCCCTCTACCCAAATAGAATCACCAACTGCTAAGTTATGTGCAGCAGATGTAGTAAGGGTAGCAACGCTAGATGTCTTAGCCTTGTTAGTAATTGTACCCATATTCAATGCTGTAGTAACAAATACTAGTCTGTCTGTTTCACCAGCAAAAGCACAGCCAGTAGTTCTATATCCTGATGTACCACTTACATATAAATCATTTGCGTAAGCAAAGCGTAAAGTCTCTATCTCATTACCTAAATCAATGCGAATAACTCCAGGAGCACCATCTACACCAGTTGCACACCAGACGAATCTGTCTCGTGCAGCAAAGTCATAGCAAGGCTGAGTAGTTTCCACAATTAGTGGACCATAGTTAATGGAGCCGTCTTGGTCTGAGACAACTGCTGCACGGATTCCCTTGTTTGTTCCTATCATCATATAACCTAAGTAGTAGTAAATCTTGTGGATAATTTCACCAACTGGCATCTCTGCTGCAGTAATGGCTGTAGTAAGGGTTGGCATAACACCAGATGTATTAAGGGTAAATTTATGTATAAATGATTGGATACCGCTATACCCTGAAATATAGATAGCAGGACCAGATGCTGTGATAGATGTGTAAACTACATCTGTATCAGAGTGTGTATATAGTGCAGAGGTTAAGTTAGTTGCGCTAGAAGAAAACTCATATACCTTGTTATTAGCAGCCATAACAATACGGTCTTTAACATATTCCATTACTGCATTAGTTACAGTAATTCCACTTTCCCTAAACATAAAAGTTTCAGCAACTGTAGAATCGGCAGTTAATGCTTTTTTATAGACGTGTAACTTGTTGCTACCAGAGTGAACTACGTTGGTAACCCAATAAGCATTAATGCCATCATTACATATACCGTATACAGCGCTATCTGTGCCAGCACTATAATCTACAAAGTGAGTAACTGTTCCATCTTTTGCAATCTTATCAACATCATACTCATCCCATAGTAAGATACCATCAGTATTGTTCCATTGGATAGAGCGTGCTTGTTGGAATGGTCTCTTGTTAGATTGAATAGGTCCAGTTGTATAATGAGCAGAGGTTGTATTCTTAAGTAGAGTTACTTGTCCCTTAGTCCAGACATCTACATTTTTGCTATCTGTAAATCTATGGGCAACTGTCTCACCAGCAGATGGGTCATAGAACTTAATACCTTCACCACCGTGAAATGATGACTGACTTCTAATCCACCAACCAGTAAGTGATTGCTCACCTGGTTCTGCGCCATTATCAAACTGGTCTTTTTTGTAAGGAGCAGTTTGTCTGATGTAAGGACGTGCATCATTTATGGCATAGAAGAATGGTTGTCCACCAACTGCTACATCGTATGAGTCAGATGTATTCTGCCAGTATGTACTTGTAGATACGATACCAACATCAACAGCAATGGCACGTTCTGCACGACCTTCGGTTATATCACGACCAGCCACAGTGCTCCTTTAAATTAGAAAATTAGTTGAGCAGTTTTTTATCAATGCTCAGGATAATTAATTAAAAGCGAAGTACGTAGACTACGCCTGGAAAACCTACAATTCGAGTAGCGTTTCCACCACCTGCGCCACCAGCGCCAAAACCACTTCCAGTTACACTTAGAGAAGAACCCTTACCAATACCACCGTCTCCACCACCTGCGCCACCTTGACTTCCACCACCACCACCTGTTGTACCATTTACCACAAATGCAAATATTTTAGTAGTTGATTCTCCACCACCATTATAAGGTCCACCAGCAGCAGTGGTACTGTAAGTAGCGCCAGTAACTATTCCACCTTCACCACGATTACCACTACCATTACTAGAACCAGCCTGACCACCACCAGCAGTTATTCCTGCAAATGTTGTATTACCGCCATTTGTATTAGCAGCACCGCCATCACCTATTACTACTGACATTGAGCCAGTAAGTGTTACTAATTTGGCACCAACACCACCTGAACCACCACCACCTGGAGAGTTATTGTTACCTCCACCTCCACCTCCACCAACTACCACAGCATAAGCAAGACCTGAGGTGCTTGTACCTGTATAAGTTGATGTTGTAGTAATTGTATCAAGTGTACCACTAAAACTATTTGTTAGCGCTGCAGCAGTTCTGGTAACTATAACTGGAATATCTGTTCCACTGTTAATATGCATTGTAATTTTATCAGCAGCGGAAGCAAGGTTAACAGAGACTGTACCGCTTGAAGTTGTTGCAGTAATAATTAATGTTGAACCTGAATAAAATTCAACATTTGCTACAATTGCAGAAGAACAAGTTATTGTATATATTCCAGTTTCAAAAGTTTTTATTGCTTGATATACTGAACCAACAGTGCAGTTAAATGCATCAGGAATAGTGCTTGCTGCTACTGGGGCTGGGAATACTGCTGATGCCATTATACTATCTCCACTCCGCTAATTTGAAACTTAACTGTAACTGCTGATGCAAGACCAGCAATAATTTTAGTTGTAGCAAGGACCTGCTTAAGGTCAAACAATGCTGTTGTATTAGCAGCAAGTGCTGCATCTTTGAATAAATCAACACCATCTAGTGTGATGGTGAATGTAGCAGCAGATGCTGCTGAGTTAGTTACTACTATATTTGTAACCACTGTAGTTGTGCTTGCTGGTACTGTATATAGAGTTGTGCTTGATGTTGCTGCTGCTGTCCTAGCCAGCACTTTACTTGTTGTAGCCATTAGTTACTACTTTCTGTTAGTTGTTATTTAGAATCCATAACATCTTCAACCTTGATGGCTTCGATGTCAACTGCTGCTGATGTTGCTAGGTTTGCTAGGTCTCTTGCTTTACTCATTGTACTTCCCTCCAAGATAGGTCATCCTCTGACCAGTAGTAGAACTTGCCCTCTGTTATAGGTTTAGGAGTAGGTGGATTCCAATAAGAACCTGACCTAGTCCAAGATGGGAATGGCTGAGGTGCAACAAAAATGTCTTCCTCAGCATTATAAAAATCACCTATACCTGCATACTTGCCTCTAATGTTTCCATTATAGGAAGTACGTTTACATACCTGACCTCTGAAGTTACCATACCAAGTTTCAGTATCTAATCCTTCTATAATTTCACTCTCATCTTTACCTGTAATTACTTCAGTAACAATATTATTTTCATCTAAAAACGCATAGTGTGCCATTATACAGTCACCGTTCCTGTTCCTGCTGTGAATTGATAAACTCTATATCCTGCTCTAGTTGGTTGGCTGTAAGTCAATCCACCACCTATAGAAGTTAATGCTGGAAAACTATCTGGATAAGCAATTACAACAATTCCTGAACCGCCTGAGCGACCAGGCGCATTTGCAGGATTACCTGAACCACCTGCTCCAGTATTTGCTGCACCATTAGCATCAGCACCCGCACCATCAGTTCCGCTTCCAGCAGTGCCACCAAATTTTGCACCTGGTCCACCGCCTGCATAACCAGTTGATGTTCCTGTTATTGATGTTGTTTTACCTGTTCCACCATTACCTGCATTTGAAGCATCTGCATCACCGCCGACACTTCCCGCACCTCCGCCGCCAGAACCAAATTCTGTAACAGCAGGGCCAGATGAATTACCACCATTATTTCCAAAACCTTTACCACTATAACTTGTTTGATTTGTAGAACCAGGTGTTCCTAGTACGCCACCATAACCCTGCGTTCCACCACCTGAACCACCATTTTTTCCATCTTTAGTTCCTGCGTCAAAACCACCACCACCACCACCTCCATTGGCTGTATAAGAATCACATACAGAATTAGTGCCATTTGTTCCTTGTGCAGGGCTAGTTCCACCTGCACCACCACCGCCAACAGTAACAGTAAAAGAAGCGGAAGGAACAAATAATGAATCGAAAACATAACCACCCGCACCACCGCCACCGCCTCGGCCTGCACCTGCTCCTGCTCCACCTCCAACAACTAAAACTTCAAATGTAATTGGCGAAAGTGGTTTTTCACCAAACCAATAGTTAATAGCGTTGGCTTTATAACCGCCAGTTAGTCTACTTTTTTGTCCATATCTTGACATTAAGCAATCCTGTTCACATAACCTGTAAGAGTAACTACGTTAGCAGTTGCAGCAAATGCTTTAACTACAAGTGAGTTTGTTAGTAATAGTCCAGGAGATACTAGGACTAGTCCTGTACCTTCAGCGCCAATATTAATTTCAATATGGTCATCTGGCGCAGCAACTCCACCAAATTCAAGGGTAAGTTTTACTGCTGTTGCTGATGAGTTGTGTGCGTATAGCCAAATCTCATCAAGGGCTGTTGCGTGTGCTGTGTGAATAGTTGTTCCTGCTGTAGCAGTAGCAGCAACTTTAACTGCCTTGCCATCTGTAGAACCACTAAGTTTTAGTTTTGTAAAAGTTGCCATTTTGTTTTCCTTATCCGAATATTTGTGCGGCTAGTATTGGTTGGTCATCATCTGCTGGTGGTACTGTTACTGTTCCCCAGGATGCTGCAGAACCATTTGTTGTTAAGTACTTTCCTGAGTTACCAGTTTGACTTGGTAGAGCATCTACAGCAGCCCACTTAAGTCCAGTTGCGGTACTTGAGTCAGCCTGTAAATATTGTCCATTGGTTCCTACTGTTAGTTTACCAGGGGTATCTGCAGCAGTTGCTACTAGTATATCTCCCTTAGCATCAAACAATGCCTTATCAATAGCAGTTGCTAAATCAAAGGCGGTAAAGGTAATAATCTCTAAGATATCTCCAGCACTTAATGCAGCAAGGGAAGTAATGCTTGTTCCATTAGATGCTGTGTAATCTGTGGTACGAACAAGAAGTACACCGTTGAGGTATACCTGCTCCTTACCAGGAAGATAAGAAAGAGTTACACCATTATCATCTAGTCCAGACTCTGATGTTTCTCCACCTGCTGCTGTAAAGCGGAAACGGAAAATTGCTGCAGTTGAGGATATTGAACCCCAAGCAGAACCAGTCCAAGCAAACATAGTATTAGATACTGAGTTCCAATATAAAGCACCAGTGATAAGAGCATTGCCATCATTGTCTACAGATGGAGCAGATGCCTTAGCACCTAGGTATCTATCGTCAAAGTTATCATAGGTTGTAGCAGCGGCAGCAGCAGAGGCTGCAGCAGCAGTAGCAGAACCAGCCACATCATCTACATACAACTTAGTAGCAGCGTGTAGGTTTTGAGTTGGAGCACCAGCAAGGGTTAAGTTGCCAGTCATTGTGCTTCCTGATTTTAATACAAATGAATCATAGACAGTTCCACCTGCTTGGATTGCTGTTGCAATCTCACCAAGGGTATCTAGTGTTCCAGGTGCAGAGTTAACAAGGTCTGCTACCTTTGTATCTACGTAAAGTTTAGTTGATGCATCTGTGTTAGCAGTTGGAGTAGCAAGGTTAGTAATCTTCTGGCTATTAACAGATACTGAGCCAGTAGGCGCAGCCATCTGGTCTAAGCGAGATGTTCTTACCTGTGTGTCAAAATCTGAGATAGTTGAGGCTGTTTGTGTGCCTGTATGGTTAGCACGAGCATATGGGTCAGTAACCATCTTGGCTGCAGTAATAGTTCCATCAGCAATATCTGTTGCTACGATAGTTCCATCTACTAAGTCAGCAGAGGTAATAGTTCCACCAAGGTTTAACTTGCTCTTAGCAATGGCTGCAGATGCATTTACGTCAGCATCAACAATAGTACCATTAGCAATCATTGCACTAGTTACTGTGCCTGTATCTGCTTGAGTTACAGCAGTTCCAGCAATCTTTGTGGCTGCGATAGCGGCAGCAGTATTAATATCAGCATTAACAATGGTGTCATTGGCAATCATTGTTGAAGTAACAGTTCCAGTATCAGTTGTATAAACACCATTAGTTACTGAACCAGCAGAACCTGATACGTTACCAGTTACGTTACCAGTTAGGTTACCTGTAAAGGTACCTGCAATAGCACCAGTACCAGTAATGGTTGGGCTAGTTAAATTCTTGTTAGTTAATGTCTGACTACCAGTAAGTGTTACTACTGAAGTAGAAAGTATGTTAGTAGCACTTGTTAAATCTTTATTTGTAAGAACCTGAGTATCGGTTGTTCCCACTACGGAACCAGATAAACCGTGTACTCCAGAGGCTGCTTCAATGTGTAGGTTGGCTTCACGGTAATCTCTACCAATTGCCATATGTCGTACTACAGCACCAGCAGAGTGGGCTACGCCAGTAGAACCATCTCGACCACGAACAATAGTAAGTGTGTTGGTTGATACCGCCGATACATCTACAATTTCTTCAAGGGCTGTATCAGGGTCAATCACCACCGTAAAGATTTCACCAGCGGAGATTGTAACTCCACCCAGTAAAGATGTTCCTGATACCACAGTTGCTGTAGTAGCAGAGTTAGTTAACGCTCCAGATAATGTGGTCTGTTGTGAGCGTGAGGAGTATTTGCGTGTTGTCATTTATTTACCTATCGGCTGTAGTGGACTCGAATTGGATACAGAGTTTGTTGTCTCTGAGTTTCCTCGTTGAGGCGTTGGGTATATAGGGCGTATAGTTGTTTTGTAGCAGTTTGTGAAGCACCATAAGGACGCTTAGCATCTGTTTCATCTGCTTGTGGGCTAACTTGTCCAGCACGTGCAGGGTCAAGGTAGGTAAGCAAACGATAAGAAGCGCCAAGAACAATTACATCTTTGCAGGATTCTGGCAAACCAGTTTGTGTTGAGAAGTCTTGAGAATTGGTTGTGAAAGGAACTGGGTCTGTAGAATATACAACTTTAACAGTTCTACCTGGAGTAATATAATCTCCAATGGTTACTGTCTGAGCAGCATTACCGAATACGGTAGATGCTTTAGAATCCCAAGACCAGCGACGAACAGGAAGCCACTCTTGAGATGGACCAACTGATTGCCACATAATTGTAAGAATGTTCTGAATATTTAAATCATCAAAGTCATAAGTTGTTTGAGCAGCATTGAATGTAAAGGTAGTTACTTTAGCAGCATAGATAGTAGAACCAGCAGCATTGATAGTATCGTTGATAGCCTTCTTAACCACATAACGTGGGAATGTGGGTGAGATAGTAACCTTAGTATCTAATGCGTGTGTAGCAGCAGTAGTACCTAGATATCCACGACCATATGGAGATACGGTTGCTGTGTTAGCAACACGGTCAAATGAATCAATCCACATCAACTCTTCATCAATCTCAACTACGCCTTTACCTAGATTCTCAGTTGAACCTAAAGATAAGATAGTAGGAGATGTAGATGATGATGTAGTGGTAGTAACAGCACTGCTTAGGTGTGTTGCTCTATCTTGTTGATAGGTATAACCTGCAAGGTTAATCTGAACCTCATTGATTAAGTCTGTTAATGTAGTTGTCAAGAGGCTATGCTCCTTAATGCGTCAATTGCTGATTTGCCAGTAGTTCCAGCAAGTTCATTACAGATACCATTTAAATCTTTATAAGCAGAAGGTGCTCTACCAGCACTT